GTATGACTGCTATCCCATCAAAGTATTTTGGTATTGGGCCGTACCGGGCTGAACAGATTGGGCCAGTTTGGTGGGCTGTGATGAATCGGCACGGCATCAACTGTTTGAATTTTCTGGAGAAGCCTGGTGCCGTTGTGTGGTATTTGACATGAAAACGACACTTAACAAAATCAGGGCGCACAGCCCTTGCGCGGATGGCTGGGAGAATTTGCTCAGAAACTTAGGCAAGACCAAAGCAGACAATGAGCCTTTGTTGCTTACGACCATCCTTGCGTCCAACGGTATTGATGATGCGCTGTGGTGTCTACGCGCTGTTGACGGGCACAAGCGTGAAATGCGCTTGTTTGCGGTGAATTGCGCCCGGAGTGTGCAGCACCTGATGACTGACAAACGCAGCCTTGACGCATTAGATGTGGCCGAACGCTATGCCAATGGTCTGGCTACGCAAAAAGAGTTGGCTGCTGCTGCGAGGGCTGCGAGAGCTGCTGCGGGGGCTGCTGAACATGAATCTCAATTAAATCTGTTTATCTTGATGTGTGGGGGAACGAAATGACAGGATTCAACTCAAAGCGCCAGATGGCGCAGACCAAGCTGGACGATGACGATGATACGCAGGTGTATGCCGACACGCTGCTGATCGTGTATCAGCGAGGTTTTGCCGACGGCAAGGGGTCAGCCCAACGCAAGCCGCTGACGGATGAGATGGTGCATAAAGCAATGATTGCCCTCAATACAGCGTCATGCGGAGAGCTTCAACCCACGTTTGAAGAAATGAAAGCAGCCATTGAAGCCGCCCACAACATTAAGGAGGGAGCATGACTGACCTGAGACAAGCCGCAAAAGCGGTGGTAGAACGCTGGGATACGCCAGATTGGGAGTGGCGCGACCAAGGCCCGACCGCTGATTTGATGGCAGACCTACGCACCGCACTTGAACAGCCAGAGCAGGAGCCGGTGGCGTGGGTTTGTTTTGGAGAACCGGGAAAACGAGACATTGACTTTGGGGAAGCCGACATTAACGAACTGCCAATAGGAACATTGCTCTACACCGCCCCACCCGCAGCACAGCGCCCGTGGCAAGGCCTAGAAGCAGAAGACCTCGCGCAAATTGAAAGCGATAAGTTTTGGCAGGTCAAAAATCACATGGCAATTGCAATGGCAGTGGAAGCCAAACTGAAAGCTAAAAATGATCACTGAAGACGATGAGTTCGCTCGCATTGAACAGGAGATTAAGCGTCGAAAAAATAAGCCTGCTGAAAAACTGAGCGTTGTGTATACCCTAAAATTAACCCAGAGCCAGCGTATCAAGCTATTGCAGCTTGGCGGCCCAACATGGATAAGGAATCAAATTGAACGATCTACCTAACTTCTCAGCCTGGGAACGCGCGGCACTTGATAAGTTCGCGCAAGATGCTTACGTACAACTCCAAGCTCAGCAAGAGGCATTAGAGCAATTCCGCGGGGATCTCCGAGATGCAATGACTGAGCTACGCAAATACGTGAGTGCCAGTCCGATCAATAATAAGCGCCTGACGCCGCGGTAGCAGTGCTGGGGTATTCGGGATACTAAGGTGTGTCCAGGCATCAAACTCCCGAATAACCTGGTCGTAGTACAGCCCGTAACTAATCACCGCACGGACAACCTGATCTGGCGTCATCCCTGGGACACGGATATCAGCAGCACAACCTAACCTGTGTTGACTGGTATCCTTGGAACCTACCGCGTCGTTAACCTGCTTAGACCTATACGCCGAGTTCACCATAATCGGTTTGCCGCCGAGCTTAGTCTTAACAAGTTCTAAAAACAGCGCCAGCCGCGTTAGGTTAGCAATCTCCGCAGCGTTTGGAGTGTTGTCAAACTGGCGATGCTCTGTAACTGTCAGCTCAGCTAAAGTAAAGTGCGGCGAGAGATTCATTTATCCGGTGTTGCAACGCCAACTAAACCTGCTAAAGCTAGACCGACGGTAATAATAGCGTCAGCTAACTGGGGGGCTACTGGAATACCAATAGCGGTCAATAGAAGCAACAGGCCGCGCCAGCTGGATGGTTCTTTAGCGCGCTCAAGAATGTAATTTTTCATCATTTTTTCCAGAATTGAACAAACGAAAACACCACCGCAGCCGCCGCCCAAATGCCGACGCCACGGTTTACCCACTGGTCAACCTTACGATCAACCCGCTGCAACATAGCATCCTGCACACTTAGCTGCGCCTCAACCGCGCCGATGCGAGCGCCTTGATTAGCTTGACGTTCCTCAATCAAAATCAACTTGCCAACTGCATCAGTCAGTTTATCGACCTTGCTTTCCAGACGCCGGAAGTCATCGTCTGTCATATCCCGCCGCCTTGCGTTACATAGACTGTCGCCGTGCTGGAAGCAGACAAGCCGGTAAAGTAAAGATTTGGAGCAAAGCGAAGAATCTCAACCGCCCCCGGCAGCAGGGGAATTGAAGTCGCCAGCGTACTAGCTGCTGTAATCGCCAGCGCACTGGACGTTCCAACGCCTAGGAACACTGTAACCGCGCCCGAGTTAACTACGCGGTACGAGCCTGTTGAAGTTTCTCCTGTATTAGTCGTAGCTTGCGCAGCCGTGGGTGGCGTAGGCGTAGCTGCAAGGAATGATACAGTCGGCCCAAGGGGAGCAAAAGCAATTGCTTCAGGTGTAGTAAGCATAGTAGTCTTTCAAGGTTATTCAGCGGCTCGTGCCTCGATTTCATAGGGGTTCATTTTATAGCCATAGCACAGCATCCACCAGGTGTACTTGATGGCGTACAGCACCTTGCCATCCCGCCGCATCTGTTCCAAGTGCGTCATTTCATGCCTAATTAAGGCGTTGTTTAACTCATAGCCCGGAGCCATGTAGATCACGTTCCAAAAGCTAGTCCAGCCCTGAAAACCACAGGCTTTCATGTAGAGCAGGATTGGGCCAGAGGCGGTGCGAATCATAAATTAGCCATTGCTACCCAAGTACCGGGAGTGCCACTTACTGTACACATCCATCCAGTAGGCTGACCAATTGTTGCCAAAAGGTTGTAACAAATATCCCCTTGCTTCCAAGCAACAATTTGATTTCCTGTTCTGGTAGAAGGTAAATCACCCCAGTGTAATTTATTATCCCCAAGACGTATGAAATGCTGACTTGGATGAACAGAAGCGCCGTTAGCACTACCAAAACCAACGCCCACTTCAAACTTTAACCCGTAAGTTCCAATAGGATTACCGTCAATTAAACTTGCATTGTGGTATGTTGTCCAAGCTACGTTTCCAGCAGCAATTTCATTTCCGCTGGTTAAAACCTGAATCGTTTTATAGTAGGTTTCTTTGTATTGAAACCCTCCGCCAATTTGTTGATTTTTATACCAATCAACACCTAAACCATTTGTTGCTTGTGATCTAGCTGGAACACCATTAGCAGCAATTACTCGGCCATTAAAAGTGCTACTAATAGCATAGTCTGCAGTATTGTCTTCCATGTCGGTTTCGAAAACACCGCCAAAAGAACCATTTTCTACAACAATACCTGTTGCAAAGGACTCAATAGTCCCTCCATACATACAAGTTCCAATACCATTAGTACCTGCATCCATGTATATGCCAACACTACCAGCAACTACTCCTCCCGACTTACCAACAAGCCAAAGGTTGTACATGGACACTGTTGTCCAAGTTGTAGCGTTTGATAACGGCGTTGGCCCTTTCATACGGACACCGTATTTAAAGCCAAGAGCATATACTGTTCTAATTTCTAATCCACCAGAGAATCCTGATGTTTCGTTCAGATAGATGCCTGACCCTGTTGTTGTCGCAAGATACGCTCCTTGGACTTGTAAATAAACATTGGAAATCGCACAATTTAAACTTGAGTTTCCAACTTCAATTCCATTTCCTGTAGCATTGTTTACATAAATTCCAAAATTATCAAGAACCCCACCCCAACCAGAACACAGAATTGCAGAACCAGTAGCAAAAGAATCAATGTTTGTTTCGTAACGCCCTGCCCCATACACTTTAATACTGGTTGAAGCAATGTTCAATGTGCTGGTAATCTTATAAGTTCCAGAAGGAATATACAAATCTCTGCCAGCAGAAATAGCCGCAGTAATCGCTGCTTGAAGTTTAGTTGTTTCATCCGATCCGTCACCAGTAGCGCCATAGTCATAAGCGTTTATAGGCGCTTTTTGAATCATGGAATAAGAAACTTTTGTAAGCGACATTTTGTTTCCTTAGGCTACCTTAAAAAATCCAGTTATAACAATAGCAGTACCCGCAGCTGCAGTCGGAGGATAAATGATAGTTAAATCTCCCAATCCTATACCATATGTTGCCCCGCTTGAATAATCAGCGGCAGAACACATACTTCGCTTAATTGCTGTCATTGGTAATGTTAAAGTTGAAGTAAGGTACGTTATGCCAATAGACGTTGAAGTAGTTATTTGAATTTCCCACAACACACGATTTCCAATCCGAGTGTACGTTCCAACATAAGTATTCGTACCTGTTATGCTTGTTGCCGTAGGCGTCCAATTTCCTTCTTCATACACATTTAACAACTGGCTAGTCATCCCCGCTGCGGGAGTGTTGGCGGTGAAATTGACGCCTTTGGCTGCTGTGCCGGGGATTAGGTTGCCTGTGGATAGGGTAACGTCACCGGGCAATGAAATCGGCGTTGCAATCTGGCTGGCGTTGATGACTGAATTTGCTACTTTTAACATGGCGATTCCTAGTTGTAAACAACTTCAATAATGGATGTGTAGGGCGGAGCCTGACTAAACGTAATACTAGCAGTCGTCGTTGTATAAGTATTTATATTCTGATAAACGCCGTTAATATAGACAGATCTTGCAGCTCCTGAAATTGCAAAGACTGTTGTAGTCCCATCTCCCGTTAGATTATTAACCGGCCCATAGGTATGATTGTTAACTCCATTCAGCCAGTCCGCCATAACGCGGTTGCCAGACGATACGTCATTATCTATAAACGGTACATGATACGGCATAAAATTCCTTAAATATCTGACTCTGGATTATACGCAGTACTCAACCACCCCGGCACTATACACCCAGGTTCCATTTGCCCTGGCACTGCACTCTGTCCATTCGGCGTGCACATAAGCCCAAACACATTCGCTGGCATTGGCTGCGCCCAAGGCGGTGTTTGCACATCCGGGACGCTCCGTACAAAGTCCTGCGGTTGCCGAGTCTCCCAGTGCTCGGGGCAAACATAGTACCCTTGCCAATGCCGCATAAGCATACTGGCTTTCCGCTTCCTCCCGCACTGGTAGCATACCGCATTCCAGTCACCGAGGTCAAGAAAGTCTGCGCGACCGACCATCAGTCTTGCCTCTTATAAATACTGTTGTAGTGTTTATAAAACTCTGCGTTAGCTGGATGGTTACGCAGGTCAAACGCACGCATAACTTTTTCGACGTAAGCTTTAGAGTCCGCTGGAACTCGCTTTCCATCTATAATTTCCGTTGCTTTGCCCTTGCCGTTGTACTTTTCTATCGCGCCAGCAAGACTAACGTCTCCTTTAGCTGCTCGGACTTTTGCAGCTTCTCCGAGATACACTGCCGCCAGCTTAGGCACATCCGCAAATTCTAGGTCTTGGCCCGCAATATAGTGCGGATACATTTTGCCGTCTTTACCTTGCACATCCACGACAATAAAGTCTTTGCCTTCTCGCAAGTTCATCTTTGCAAGAGCGTCTTTAGTCCGCTGAGAAGCATACAGGGCGTTGTCGGTAGTCCCCATCTTCACGCCCATGTTAGGCCCCCAGCCTTCCGTCATAGCTATTGCTGGAAAGTACTGACCAAGCTCTTTTGTCAGCACGCCGGTCTTTTCTGCAAGCTGCTGAGCGCTGGCAATAGAAGCTGCTCCACCTCGATCAATGCTGCGCTCGGGCGCTTTAGGTTTACGCGGATCTAGATAACTGAGATTAGGCACAAAGCTTAAAGGTTCATCCGGATCATACCCTAGGCTAGGTTTCTGCCGCATGGGTTGGATAGGCGATTCAGTTTTCTGCAGCGTGTCTGTCCGCTGCTCAGGCGACATAGCACCCCAGCTGCTCAGCATCTGCTGTAAACTATCAATCCACCCAGCCATGGCTGTGCCTTTCAATGCTACTTAAAACCACCGCATACAATCTGTTAGACCCGAGACTGTTACTTTAGTTCCATTTATTTTCAAGGTAATGCTTGCATAGCCTCGTTGCGTTTGCGCTTGATCGCCTCGGCCTTGCGTAGACGTTCGGCCTTTAATGCAGGGGACGCTTCCTCCAAGCGGTCGCGTTCCTTGCGCTTGGCTTGGACTAGCTCCGCCCACTTCCGCGCCTCGTTGCCGCCGAACTCCCGGTCGTACAGTGGCCGGCCTACGCCAGGAATGTACTTAATCAACCGCTCTGGTTTGTCTAGATCGCTGAGCATACTCAAGCTTGGCGGTGTAACAGCTCCCACGGCGAATTCTTTAATCCCCTTGGCTAGCGTTTCTCTGTTAATCTTCCCCATCGTATAGTGATTGATGCCAAAGTTCTGCAACAGATTCTCCACGTAGTCAATCTTATCTAAATTAACTGGCCGGTTAGAGAGCATATCTTTAACAATATCTCCCGGAATATTAGCAAGAGACATTGCAGCTGCCAGCCCAACCAGATTCCGAGCACCCTTAACATAGTTACCTTTTGCAATCTCTTGATACGCATCACGCCGAACTACATCAATCTGCTTTAGCATATACGTTTTCATCTGATACAAGATCCGCCCATTTGGACGGTCAAGATATGCTTGTGGTACTTCTAGTTTTGTGATTGGTTGAGCATTTGACAACTCGCTGAAGAGTAAACTTTTAACTGGCTCACTCATCCGCTTCGCCGCAAGATCTGCCAGCAACTGCGGAAACTCCGCGCCAAAGGCTTCTCCCCAACGCTCTGCAAGTACCGCCTGCCCTTTCGCCGTTTGCGCTAACTTTTGATTCTTAATCAATCCAGCTTGCAAATTCAACCCTTTAGCAAACTGATCAATGGCGGAAAATCCAGTGTACTTAAACAAAGTCTGTAACGCCTTACCAGTAATACGTGTACTGCCCATTTCCTCTGCAATGTGATTAACGAGTCCGAATTCTTTTGGCGTGATCTGGGAGGATCCTGTCAGCTTCATTCGCAGCGCGCCAAGCGTAGGCATTAAACCGTGGTGATACGCAGTCATTAGTGAATCGCCAATCTGCGTAGCTGCGGAAGCAAAGTTACCTAGCAATCCTATGTTAGTTGCATTTCGTACATCTTGCAGAAATCCGCCCATCTGCTGCTCGCCTTGCTTAAAGCGAGACTCAAGTATGCTTTTAATTGCAAGTTGCTGGTCAGCCGAAAGCGCTCCGGACTTCATCTCACTCTGGATAAGATTACCAATCGAGTCATCTACGTGCGTAGCCATTTGCCCGTTTGCTAGTTTCTTAGACGCAAGATCTTTACCGAAGAACTTAGCTACTTCCGCATCTTCAACCGCACCTACGATATATCGCAACAAAGATTCCGTAGGCGTCATGTAAAATTGCGCTAGGTCTGCCGTAACATCCACCCCACGCGCCTTAGCAAACCCAGGCAAGCTTGCATTAGGAGCAGAAGCTAGCAGCGAGCGATTAACAACAAGTGAACGCTCAACATCGGTTAGCCCTCTCCCGCGCGCTTTAATCATATCCGCTTCAGCTTTCGCCAAAGAATTTTCCAGCTGCGTGCGCATCGGCAAGCTTAACGCTTCCTTAAGCCCTTCTAGGTCTTTAACCACCCGCGGAAAGTAATCGTTAACTCCGGCGGCAAAGCGGCCTAAACCGATCTGCTCCGCCCGGAATGCTTCAAGAAGATTTTGCACCTGCCGATACCCGGCTACCAGTACAGGATTGCCTTTAATTGCCGCTGCAATTTCGCCCGGGTCATTTCGCAGTAACGCTAGATTTAACGCATCAGCTGCTGCTGTGGGTAGTTTTTTAATCCCCTTGATAAAAGGTGTAACTGCGTCCAGTGCTTTATCTGTCCGTTCCATTACAAATCGCTCGTAGTCTCTTGCGCGCCGCAGCAACGGCTGGGATATACCGCCTAGATTAGTTGAGACTAACCCTAGCGTATACTCAAGACCTTTTCCCGGCTTACCCTTCGCCATAGCCCCAAACCCGGCTACGCCAATAGCCCCTAGCACTCCACCGCGGATAGGATTGTCAGAGTCCAGATACGTCCCCAGAGCCACCCCGCTGCCTAACGCACCCAGAGCAATTACCGCATCTGTATCAATCTTTCCCCCTTGGGTACGGTACTGCCGCAGGCTCTGCCCCAGCGCATCCTTTGCCCGGCTGACGCGGGAACGCACAGTTCCAATAGGAATACCAAAGCGATCCGCGGCCTCCTGATACGACAGGCCTTCCATCTCTATAGCTTCAAACAACGCTCGAGAGTCTTCTGGCAGTTTATCCAGTGCCTTTTGCATTTGCTGAGCAAGCTGGTTATTAGCTGTCACATCTTCTGCGCTTTGGTAGCGTTCAGGATTCTGCTCCATCATGTACTTTTCAGGAACAGCTGTCGTGCCTTCCGCGTCTACGGTCATGGAGTCAGTAGCTGGTCGGCGGCTAGCGGCGGCAAAGGAGTTCTTAACCTCATTCGACGCAACTCCGTGGAGAAATGTAGACAGCTTAGCTTCTCCGCGAAAACCGCCTGGATCATCGGGGGATTGCTTCAGCGCCTTAAACACCTTCTCGTAAACCCGCTGACTAATATCCTGGATGCCTGCCTCATCCAGCTGCCGGTTCATGTTGCCGATTGTCCGGCCTAGCTGCCTGTTCGTATTCTCCCAGATTTGCGCAGCTGCGGCCTCCCCTTCCCGGCCACCCGCGCGGAAGGTTTCAATTAACTTCCCTTCGGGTAGGTCGGCAAACTTACCCCCGCGCGAGGCAATGACTCCAGCGCCCAGGGCAGTTGCTAGGGTAGCTAGTTTGTCGGGGTCAGGATCACTGGCAAGGTAGGCTGCCGCGGCTGCTCCGCCGGCGATTAGGGCGAGTTGCTCGGGCTTGGCGGAGCCTTGCTGTTTTGTGGCGTCCCAAGTATATTTTGGATCAATCTCACCTCCAGCTTTTGCGTACGCGTCAGCTAACTCAGCTCTGGAATAATAGCCAGGCTCTAAAGTTATGGCTTGGTAATCAACTGTGCCAGGCTTGTAAATGTAAGGGTCTCTACCCCCCATGACAGTTTTATAAGGTAGTAACCCAGCATTATCCAGATCTTTAACATCTGACCATTTGCCTGACTTAACAAAGTCCTGTACGTAAGGTTGAACGTAGTCAGCGGGGGCGCCGTTGCCGGGGCCTTTGATCTGCTCAATAAACTTTTTAGGAATTCCACCTGGTAAAGCATACTGAGAACCCAACTCCACCGTAGCATAGCTTCGCCCAAGCTGATCGCGCAAGGTAATAATCCGAGATTCCCCTGCCAGCACATTGTCACAGTATCCACCCACGCAGTGGCCTAACGCATTACCTTCCTGCGCCAGCTGCCCTGCAAGATGAGCTTCTTCTGGAGTACGCCCGACCGCTGGTTGCTTGCTGAAATTATCTATTATTACTTTGCCTCTAGCATCCACCGCCTTGTAACGCATATCAGGCGGAACTCTTCCAATAGCCGTATTCGTCCCCCAGCTGTCAAGAGGAAGAATCCTGCTTGCCTGCGCAGGCGTCAGCGCATCAGGCAACTTTAGCTCATGCCAAGTATACTGAACTTCCCCTGCCGGCAAGTTAATAGAGTCCATCTGCCTAATCGAGCCGTCTTTGTTAAAAGAAAACTTACGCGCCGGGGCCATTTCGCTAGGATAACTTTTCCCTTCATACACCGGCAACGCTTGCGTGTCAGCAATACGTATGAGATTCGGCTTGGTAAAGTCCTTCAACGCTTGCGCTGCGATACGCGCATCGTTAGCAGAGGTTTCTAGCATCGCACGAGGCAAGTCATATTGCTGTAACTTTTCCGGTGTAAGATTTAATGACCTCATGTAATCGCCAACGTGACTTAGATACTCATTCAGCAGCTCCCGAGACTCACCAATTCTGTCGCCTTGGTGTCCCACCTGAACATCCGAGATCCGATTAGCTACCTGGTAAATTCGTGTGTCTGCACCCACTTTACCTTCTTCAATAAGCTTGGTAAGTCCGGGTATATCCCTACTTGGCAGTGATCCCATTCCTGTAGCTGGCCGACTCCCAAACGCCTGGTCTGTAAGGGATTCTATAGTCTCACCCGTTGGAAGGGTAATATCTTTTGCCCTGTCTGTTGCAGTGCCAGCTTCTTTATTAAGCCACTTTGTTACTACGTTAGTTGACCAGCTATTCATAGTTAAAGCATTTTTTAGTACCGCACTTTCCACAAGATTAAGTAAATCTGGAGCTGTACCCCCATGCATCTGTATAACACGGCTATCCGAGCGGCCTAGAAGCGACTTAGCCAGCGTCGGCACTGCAGACGGATGCCACATACCTCCTTTAGGTTTCATAACCCCCGCAGCGCCAGCGGCAGCCAGTCCCATGCCAACATCGCGCGCTTTATCCTCCGATAATCCGCTTGGACTATTCCACCAGTCATAAATTTGATTCGCTGCTACCGCGCTTAGACCCATGAGCCCCAACACCTTGAGCAAGGACGGATCAGACACCCCGCGCTGTGACAGTGGTTTACCGTCCGGGCCTAAGATAACCCCGTTCGCCACATCCACGCGAAGCGCCTTTGCAGCCTTCGTTGTTTTGACTGCTGCCAGCCCTTCCGCCACGGCTGCTTTGTTAGCTTCCAGTGCGCGCGCAAGCATAGCCGGAGTTTGAAAACCGGGGTCAAACAGCGCCGGGGTTTGCGAAGCACCCTCTTCCGGAAGTGCCCGGTCAACCATCCAGGCTTCTCGAGGAATTACTCCTGGGGGCTCGACTCGGCGAACTGGTTGCAGCACCCGATCAAAAATATTCTGCACCAACGCTGCCTCAGCCGCCGGGCCTTTTCTAGCCGCAAGGCCAAAGATCTCCTGCAGCTTAGTCTTATCCACTACCAGCGAATCCACCGCTGCAGTTTGCGCTTTAAGTTCCGCTTTCGTCGGGGCAGCCGGCAATGCTTCTGTAAGATCCACTGGGGTCTCTGGTGTAAGCGCAGCAATCCTAGCCTTCGACGCAGCTACAGCTTCGGCTGCCGCCGCCACTGCGTCCGTTCCCATTGCAGATGCTTCGCGAAAATCTTGCCGCACACCTTCTAGTGCCCCGCGAACTCGCGCGCCCATGCCGGGGGCAGGCGCAACAGGAGCTGGAGCTAGTTCAGGAGCAAGTGCCCCTTCCAGCGTAGGCTCGACACCCCCTGGTACTACTGGCGCCTTGGGCTCAAGCGCTCCGCGCAACTGCGCTGTGCGAGCTTTAGCAGAACTTACTACGCCTTTCTTAGCCGCAGCAACCCCTAGCAAGCCCATTGTGGCATCAGCCAGATTCATGATATCCCCAACTGGAATGCCACTTGCAGCTCCAGCACCTCCTGCCGCCGCTTCAATTCCTTTGCCAATATAGTGCATTGCAAAAGCAACTGGATTGTTTTCATAGAAGTACTGAGCCTCTGGCCCCATTGACTTGGCTACTACGCTCCAAGGCGCGTTAAGTTGCTGCGGCCATTTGTCCTTGAGTGCCTGCGCGTTCTTAACGCTGTCTGCTCGAGGTACCTTCGTAAACAGCTCATCATAAAGCCGGGCGTAATTATAAACCGCACTACCCAGCACACTCTTAGGAATGCTGCTGAACATATCGGAGATTTGCCCACCTGTACCTAGCGTCATTCCCTCTACATATTTTCGGGGATTTGCCATGAACGTAGGAGGTGCCGGCGGAGCATTAGCAATATCCTTCATTACCTGTGCGCGAGTGTCTGCTTGATTCGTCTGCGAAAACATTATAGAGCCGGGGCTTACACTCTTATCCCTGTAGTACCTATTAGCTGCTGCATCCGTGTCAAAAGTTGGCGGCGGTACTTTAGGTGAGTCTCGCAGGACGCTACGAAAAGGCTGTGTTATGCCCCGCAGATCAGCACCGACTTGCCCTGCCAGTGCGCGGCCTTGCTCAAGCGCTCCAGCAAACATCGAAGGAGCTGCTGACATACCTGTAGCTTCACGCTCGTCAATAAAGTTACCAACTTTCGTGGGCGCTGCGGGAACTTCGGCAGGGGGCGCTGCGGTCGGGGCTGCCGGTGTACTCGTAACAGAACGAAAAGCTTCAGCTTCAGTAATGAATGCCATATCAATCTCCTAATACATTAAGACCAGGTTTCTTAGTAGTCGGATCAACTTCCCATCGAGCTGTCCGGCCATCCGGCAACATATACGATTGGCCAAGTTTTCGGCTGCCCGGATCAAGTGGTAACTGTGGAGTAGCTTTTTCCTGCGCCGCCGCTGTGCGAGCGCGAGCCGCGTCCGCAACTGCTTTCTTAGCCTCTAGTCCTGCATCTGTAACGGCCTGTCCATTTTTAGCCAACAGCTCAAAGCGCGTAGTCGCAAGTAAAAATTGAGCATCAGCCGCTGCAACTTTTGCTTCCCGTTGCGCCTCCCCAGCTCTAAAGTTAGCTTGCCGCGCATCAAGCTCCGCTTGCTGGCGCCTGTTGTCCGCTTGCTTATTTGCATCCATGCTAGCTTGCCCGATTGCGCGCAGCGTATTACGATCTGCGTCGTAACTACCTGTAAGTTCTGGCGGCAAGCGCTTTCGCAGATCCTGATTCATCATGATCGCTGCATATTGTTGGGGACTTTCTGCCGCGGCCGCAGCAATGCCTCCTATTTCAGTGCGCTGCTCGCGCGACACTTTATCTTGTGAGGCTATAACTTCTTGATTTCTCCAAGCTCCTTGCGCCTCTTTCTCTTCTATCGTAGCGATCTCTCCGTAAAGCTTTTCAAGTACTGTTGGAGGAGCACCCTTGCCAGCAGCATACGCAGCAAAATCTTTTAGTGGCTGCGCGGTAGAAACTTTTTGCCCAGCGCCTTTTAAGTCAGCTACTGTTGCTGTTTTACCTTGTGCAGCAGCTCCGTCTATAACACCTTTAAGTTTTTGCTGATCCGCAGTAAACCCTTCGCCAAGCCGCTGCATTACTCGTGCCGCTTCAACCTTTGCGTCTGCCTCGGCTGTCTGTGCTCCATAGTACCCTGTATGCGCTTGATTAAGAGCAATCTGGGAAGGCTGCAAGGCCAGGGTATTCATAACCTTTTGTGCTTCCAGCCCGACTAGTGCATTCTGCCGACTTTGCTCGTCGGCGGCTATCATCCCCAGAGGGGCGCCGAATAGTTCAGCCATTACCGATTCCCCATTCCGTTGGTGATTAAGAACTGCTGTAACCAAGGTGGCATAGGTTGCGTGCCAGTTACGCCGTACCCAATAGAACCCAAGCTCCGTGACGCCAGCTCATTTGCAGAAGTCATTCCTCCCAAAGCTGTTTGGTAACCTGCCCCCGGACTAAACCCTACACCCGCCGGCTGGCTAAGCGCTTGTATCCGATCATTCTGGTACTTTAACGCCGCCTGTGCCGCTGCTTGTGCTGCAAAGCCGCCAGGTTGTTGAGACGAGGTGCGCGATGCAGCTAACTGCGCAGCTTTAAATCCCGGATCATTTGTAAAATCTCCTTGCATCACTCGCGTCAGTTCAGTACCCGCGGCTGCTTGCCCACCTGAAGACGTCCAGGGGCTAGATCCTGCAATAGCCCGCTGAGCTTCTTCGCGCTGCCTTTGCGCCTGACTCATCCCATAAATACCCGAGCCAATGCTCATGAGCGTGGGTAGCCAGCCTTGCCCACCCGCTCCCATGCCGCCGGGGGCTCCGCCAGTAAAAGCTCCGGACTTTCCGCCCAACGCAGTCCCCGGCCCCATCATGGAACTGTAAAGACTTTGTAGCCAATTGCCAGCGCTGCTAGAAGCGTTTAAAGGCAAATCAGTATACTGATATGGCGTCGATGCTGGCATACCACCCATAGGCGAGTACTCCGGAGCATTAAACTGCGGCGCAATCTCACCGCCGGGGTAAGTAGTTTGATTGTACGAAGGCGACGTAGGCGAGTATGCCGGAGCGTCAAATTCCGGAGGATACGGATTATTTGAGTAGCTTGTATCATATACGTTTGCTACTGGCGACGCTGCTTGAAAGTCAGAGTATCCTGGAATATAGTAATTATCAGCCATAAAATATCCTTTAACTATTAGTTGCTAATCGACGCAAAAGTAAACTTGCCTGAACATTTTCATTACCAGGAACGGTAAAGTTAGGGTCTGGCGTTTGTCCCATTAAAGATTGCTGCGCAAATGCCTGTTGCATATTGCCAAGATTGGCATTTCCAAATGGGCCGTAGGATGCGCGTTCTGCCGCTGCATTACCCATTACACCGCTTGCGAGTTGCCCCGCTGCCGTAGCTCCAGCCCGTCCTCCAAACATTCCCCCAAGAGCCGTAGCTCCAGTCCCAATTGCTCGCTCGCCCAGGAATCCTAAAGGGTCGCGGGACTGTGAAGCATTGTACGCAGTACTTGCAAGAAAACCACCCATCCCAGGAACTAGCCCTAACAGCGCTTGCACAGGATCTTGGTTTTTACTGTAATTAACCGCACTGTTAAATACGTTGCCAATAACAGGAACAAATCCCATGATTGTCTGAATTGCTTTTCCAGCCAGCGTATCAAAAAAACTTGGCGCGGGCTGTGTCCCTTCCAGACCGACTGTCTGAGCAACCGGGCTCATGTTGTACCCGCGACTGTTTGCGTTAGCTTGCAACCCCTCGTATCCAGTGGGTTGTAACCCATAGCCAGCTTTGCCGAGGCTGGCCATACCCTCCAGTGCTCTGCCGCTGAAGCCATAATCCGGCATCATACTCGGATCTTCACCGTAGGTTCCAAGAGCCGCATTTCCAATATTGGCGGCAAAACCCGGAGCTTGCAAACCCGCCTGACTGCCGGTGCCCAGGTTAATCCCCATGCCAGAAAGGGTTGGTGCGCTGAGTCCTAGTTGATTGCCAGCGGACAAGCCAAAGTCAGCCATTGCATTCCCACTAGGCGCTGCATTTTCTCCGTAGGCTCCAAAACCTCCATCATCATATGCCATAGTCAGTCCTAGGTTGCGGGGGTCTGCGAGGTAAGCAAACCGTTAGTAAATGTCATACTGCCATTTGCGCCAATTGCAGTTAGTTTAGCAGTTGTGATTGTAGCGGAAACTCCAGCAGTAGAAGTACCTGTACCGCCGTTGGCTATTGGCAGGATACCACTGACTTGAGTTGTCAGGCTAACGCCACTGAGCGTACCGCCAAGGGTCAAATTGCCTGACGTAGTGACTGTGCCTGTCAGGGTAATGCCATTGACTGTTCCCGTGCCGCTGACGCTAGTGACTGTTCCGTTGCCCTTGCCGTTAAACGTAGTCCAATCTGCTGCACTCAACGCACCTCGATTCGCCGCCGATGCTGTCGGGACGTTCAGGGTAATAACTACATTAGTAGTCGAATTTGCAACGGTCGAGCTTAAATTAGTCCCCGCTGTCCCGAGGGTTAAAGCCGCCACACTCGATACCGATCCCGCGCCGCCCTGCCCCAGGTTCTGCGACAAGTCCAGAAACCAACGAAGCCAGATAGGATTAAACGCAGCCTTGCCTGACACTTCATCAAGTATCACAGGCAAAGCCCAGGTTGGCGGCGGCTGAAATACGTTAGTTGCCATCAGAGTGTTCCAATATCTAACTGCAACTCTATTGCCTGCAACCGCAACCGCGTGTTAGACTGATGCCGGATCTGCGTAGTCCGCCGCATGAAGGTACCGCAGTTTGCCAGGATTGGCTTGCGTACTCCCATGTCGACAAGGCGGAAGCTAGACCACTTGCTAGCTTCATAGTCAGAGTCATTCACCCGTACCTGCAAGGTACTTCCAGTAGTCTGATCACCGATGAACTCCATCATAGTCATTTGTTTTCTTCGGCGCATTCCACCATCAAAGTTAGGTGTAAACAGATCTACTGTAATAACTTGACCATCGTCAGAAGTGTAATCAGAATCAAACAGATATAACTTCCCATTCGTTTCATGCTGCAACACGCGGCCAGTCCCCGGAAGAAACGTCGATGAAACAATTTTAAAGTAATTTCCATCTACATCTGTCCATTGCGCCCACATTTTATCAGTCATATCATAGACTAACGTGATGTTATCGTTTTTAAGTGTAATGCCATAAAATCTATGCCCATCGTACTTAATGCCGAAGGATGCTACGTTGGTAAAATCAGCTTCCCCTAGTATCCGCTCGATTGGTTTTGTGGATACGATAGTCGGTTTGAGGTTATCTATTAGAATTACCTGCGCAGCGGACGAACGGTTTGTAGCCACCCAAAGCAGCGTACCGTCAATCTCCTGAACAGAATCTGCGCTGACGCAACCGTAGTTTATCTTAGCTCCTTGCACTGGGCCAAGGGGAGACGCGCTGGTATTCTGGGCGTCGTAGAAAACCTCGGTTGACCAACCCTTAAGCGCCAGGACGTAGACAAGTTGCTTAGCCAGGAACACCCCGGCATCTGGCTCAATCTGTGCGCCGATAATGTTTAGCAAGTCTGTCCACAAGGTAGGATCATTTAAGACGTCGCATCCGTGGATATAAGACGTAGTGTCTAGTACGTAAGTCGTACCGTCTAGATAAGCAAAGCCTTTAACTGCAACTGCTCCGGCAGTCGTGTAAGTATTGCCTGGAAAGTTAACCCCAGATATTTGCGCAAGCGTAGTATCATCCCAGTTATACGAAGCTGCTGCATTGCCTAGCTGCAAACGCGGGGTAGCCCCGAGGCTGGAAGAAAATCTATACACTCCGCCCGTTGCGTCTACTGTGCCAATGTTAGTTCCATTTTTGTACAGCGTCGCTCCAAAAATCGAGTATATATCTCCATTCCAGTTATAAACACCGTAGCCATTGCCGACTTTTGTTGCGCCTGTTTGCAGCAACCCAGGGCGCTTAAAAATCCAGTACTCTTCGGTCTTGTCATTCTTCTCCACGTAGCCATTGATAAGACGCGCATCTTTAAAAGGTGTGTTATCCCGGTTCGCCGCTTCAAGTACCAGTGGCAAACGCTTAGGAATCGCAACTGTTTCAGCTTGTGCCATTTAACGAAACTTTCCCATAGAGTACTGTCCGCGGGAATCCGGAGTAAACCGAGTCGGTGCGTCTTCGACGTCCCAGTCTTCCAACATTGTCCGGTAGCTGATTGCTCGCTGCTGGCAACGATCCATGATTGACTGAGGCTGGCCAGTTGCTAGTTCGTCGGCAAGTCCCCAACGCAGCGCAATTCGCCACTCAATTGGGAAGTTCATAGTCTCCGTAACGGAGATGAAATTAGTAACCTGCGTTTGCAGCAGCAAGTGTGCAGTGCCTGTTGCAGCTACTGCATCAGGGATTAACCAGAAGAATACACTTAGCTCTTCTTGCTTTTTGTTGACGAAGTAAGAGTTGATCTGGCCAGTTGTGTTAACCTGACTCAGGCGAATGTAATCGTTCCAGCTTAACGGAATCAAGGGCCGCCGAATACCATTGGAGTCCATGTAGTAAGCATCAATCGCCCGAGGCGGCTTAGGCATAACTACAATCCCAGTGGGACTAAACGTATACGTCCCTAGCCCCGCAACCAGGGGGACTGTCGTATCTACGTTCAGCCAGAGCTTCAGCCCTTGCGTCTGCCACAGATTTATAATATCTGTAAGTTTCCGCATCCCTGTTACGATCTGCTCGGAGTTAGGAGACTGCCCTTCCTGCGTTAATCCCGCATCAAAGTACGCATCGCTGATAATAGCAATTGGAGTGTTAGGATTAGGCGCAGTCATGGCAGCTTACCCCCGACCTTGCAGTACTTGGAAGTCAACGGTGCCGCTTGTCCAAGAAGAGACGTTAATTCGCACGGCAGTTACTACGTGATCCAGCCCGTAAGATCCATCAACAGTATTTCCTGTCGGCGAAGTTAGTGGCAAGACTCGTAAAGTCTGCATCCAGCCCGTACCGTTACCGGCAGTAAGTCCAGAATCTACAATTGCAACTGTTATGTTATCCGCGTCAACAACAGTGGCTACGTTAAACTCAGCGTCAAGATTAGCCCCACCGTTACCCCAAAGTTTAACCCAGTCACCCACACCCAGGCCGTGCGCAGTTTTGGTAATTGTCAGCACAGTTGTAGTCCGCGACAACGTAAACTGTTGCGTAAGATTCATTGGGTCTTGCGCGTTGTCAAGACTGTACTCGATAGAATAAGTAAGCACAGCTCCCGTAGAAAGCATTGCACTTACGTTACAGTTAAAACTAGTCTGTAACCGATTGATCGGAACCCAGGGAGCGTACCCGGCCGCTGTAAGTCGCTGTGTAATGGGATACATAAATTCTCCTAACGGGGGTGATTAGCCCCCGAGTAAAGTTAAACAGCAGCGGGATTGATTAGACCAGACTTGTCGACAGCGCCAGTGATTGGACTGTAGTTGTTGGTAAAACCAAACGCACCGCCAGTGCCAGTCGCAATCCAAATACCTGCGGTTGCGTCAAGCTGGTACAGATAGTTATCGTACGCATGGCCTGTCCAACCAGTTCCAGAAGTCGAAATAAACGATCCGCCAGTTGAGCTGGTGTTTGGACGCTCCAGGTGGTTACGCGCAAACTCAAAGTTAGTTATGTTATTAGCACCAGCTGCGAGCATACAGGCCGTATCGTTTAAGATTGCAAAACAACCAAAGTTATCTGAGATCTTAAAACGATCTTGAGCGGCGGTCATCTTGATAGCTGTTGTAGCTGCGGTAGTTCCAAGACTAGAAATAACACAGTTAGTAAATGACAACCCTGCCATTGATTGGGCAGTTCCCGAACCTGTTACAATACTAACAAAGTTCAAAACGCTACTGATATCACGGAACTCGCAAGAGTCAATCGAAAAGTCTTGCGGGCCCGTTGTAATAGTCCCCGATGCAAAGGTCTGGCCAAAACTGACTACATACACGCCAATGCCGCCAGTTGTACCGGAGGTCTGCGACTGGATTCGAGTGCCGGGAATAATACCAGTTCCCATAATAGCTGCGCCAGGGTACAGCGTACCACTGCCAACCGCGGTAACAGTCATTGTAGTCGAGGCAATCGAGGCCGTAACGCTTGCGCTGACGCCTGTAAACGCCGAAGCAACAGCTGCGAAATTGCAAAGAAACAAGCAATTCTGAATACTGATGCCGGAGCCAGTAACTGGAATATTAGCTGTTGCTGCGGTAGTGAACATGAAAGTCGGACGCGAAGCGCCGCTGCCCATGCCAAGAATAGCTACGTCAGACGAGGTAAGTAGCAAGACCGTAGCAGATGAAATACTTTCAAAGTGCCCTGCATTTACAACTACAATATCACCGCGTCCAGGCATTGTCTGCGTAAGCGCAAAATTAAGTGTGGCAAACGGATCAAGGTAAGTACCCCGATTACCGTCGCTGCCAGCGCGAGCTTGAGGATTGAGCTGAACTGAGTTATCAACCCAGTATACCTGGCCGGGTTGCGTCTGCAGAATGGGCATACCGCGAACACTGACGCCGTTAGAAAAACCGTGGGGGAAATTAGTAAAAGGCATTTAAAACTCCTAAATGGGATTGCATTGCAACCAAAAAACTTACTGGAACTGCCAGTCCATTTCGCGCGGATTACGGTTAAATAATCCGCGCTAACTTACAACAAAACCTTAAGGCCCATTGCTTCCGTAGATACCACGTGGGTCAGTGCACCCGACGCTCATACGCATATAGCTTGCGGCTTTTGCGTTTTTGGTGTCAAAGTCGTTGTCCTGATCGAACATCGGCTCATCACGCCAGAAGAACGTCATACCATTCGGGCAGTTAGTCCGAATAAACCACGCGTGAGGCGCGGTGAAGTAATGGTTCATCTTGATGCCCTTGGGGAAGGCATTAGTAGCTTTCAACACGTTGATGTTGTTGTTAGCTGTGTTGGATTGCAACACCGACTGTAAGATGCGATTGGCATTGTACCATTCCTGACGAGAAATGTGCAGTGACTCGGGCATGATGTTGATCAGCAAGCCTGTATCATTTTGCGCACCCATGATCTGGATGGTTAGATCTTCCAACGCAGCTTCGGACAAGTCAGCCGCAGGGCTCAGCGCATTGCTAAACGTACCACCGGTAGCGTTGATGTGGCTGGTAGAAACCAGTGACGCACCATCGCCAGTCGTAAAGTAAGTCGTCGAGAAAGCGTTGTTGTAAGGGAAAGCCCCCACGTTCTCCGTTGTCTGGTTCATCGAGAAAGCGTTAGCTTCCGCGCGCCGAGTCGCTACCTCTTTGTACTGGTTGTCACGCAGTTCTTCAAAGGTCACGATATAGCCAAGCGCATACGCAACGTGCGTATAGGTATTGACAACACCTTGAACTTCGCCGTCATACGTCACTGGAGCGCCCTGTGCCTTGACCGGAGCCAAGCCAAATGGAGTCACCTGCACGCCTTGTTCATACGCTTTGTCTGACATCTTGATATCGTACAAATCCGTATATTCCTTGGCGTGGGAGTCATAAACCTGACCCCACGTAGTATACACCCCCGGCCACAAAAGCTTTGGGTGACTGCCTGTGTTAATTACACCGCCTGCCATAATATATCTCCTTTAGACGCCAGCGGCGCCGGTACCTGTGCCAAGTTCGTGCACGTTGATCTTCACAAGGTGCTTGGCATAGGCGCCAAACGCATTGTCCTGAGTGCGAACCAAGCCCATCAGACGAAGCTGGAGGGTTGCGGTAGTCGCGGGAGTTGCGCCAGTAGCACTACGCAGCAGCCAGCCCGAGATGAATCCGTTACCAGTGCCAATGACTGGAATAGTATTCAACCCAATTTGGGAAGCTGCAAGTGCAGTACCGTTGGACTCTTCTTGGATAGAAAAAATCACATTTGGATCATCTACAACCATTGCGTACCAATCAGTTGTCTGCGCAGCGGCGGGACGATAAGCCACGTTGGGATTGATAATGTTAGCTGGAAGGCCTTCAGAAGACCCCAAACCAACAATCACGCCGCGAAGTGCGCCAGTTGCAGCGCCAAGCACAACGCCTGGAACGCCGTTTGCATCAGCGGTTCCACTGCTAATTACAGGGTCGCCAATGTAGAGTGCGGTAGCATAAGCCGCCGCGATAGAGTAAAGCCGAGCTTGACCACTCCAGGGCGAACCACTAAGGTACTGCACTGGTGTAAAGCCACTCGGACGATTAGCATTTGCCATGAAAATCTCCGTAGGTTAAGCGCTTCTGCGCTTGGATTTGAAAAAGTCCGGAATTTGAGTTTTCGTTTTGTCTACATAGCGGTGCTGGGCGTCGCCTGGGCGATCGTTTTCTGCTCCAATCATTCCGCCAAGAAGAGACTCACGAATCTTCGAATTTTTAGCCTCAACCAGTACCTGGTCTTCGTCCCACCACTCTTGCTTAATTTTCATTAAAACCAGCCGAGTTGGTTGACCATCTTTTCCTACCTCTTGCCCGGAGACAACACTTACTCTTGAGCCCATATCGGTATTCCCGCTGACGCTAGATTCGCCACCAAGACTTACGTTATTGAGTTTCATCTCGTACTCGTTTACAAACTCGTACCCACCGTCGATAGCCCGCTGAAGGCGCTCTGGGGTATTCAGAAACCAATGCAGGTGATAGCCAGGCAGCTCCGCCACTTCAAGGCGTTGCACCGGCACTGACATTGGGATGCGCTTACGCTCACGCGCGACGCTGCTTTTTGTATTTGCAGGGTTAAGCAATTCCATTTTTATTCTCCGAAATATATCTCAGCGTACCGATTACGCCACTCTTGTTGACTCTTGTACTTTTTGTCACTGCCTACAAAACGGCGAGAATCCGCGTCGCAAGCGGCACGTGCGTCCGCTGGCATTGCAGCGTAGCCTTTACGACCGTTGCTGCGCACTTCACTGTCAGAGCCATTTCGAGCACCTTCAACTTTGTCACCACGCGGGGTCTCGCCACCGCCGAGTTCTTTTGCAACTTCCGCTGCAACTTTGTCAAAGAAGGCTCGACCAACTCCGGACTCGCCGGCGTCTCGTAGTTCCTGGGCAATGCCTAAGGCCAATGCAGTTTTACGTTTGTTTGTGCCGAACCAAGGGTTCTCAGCATTCCACTCTGCAAGATCGGGCGGTGGTTGAAATACCTGTGGGGCTTCCGGAGGCGCTTGCTTGACAGCTGGTGTAGGAGTCGTGTTCAGCTGCGTAAGCCGATCAGTTAACTCTGCTACTCCATCATGGTCACCTGCTTCAGAAGCCGCCGACAGTTGCAATTTTACCTGGCGACGCGCTGCTTCTACAGCTTTTTGCGTGTCGACTGTATGCCGCTCTTCAATCTGAGAAATGGAATCTTGAGCTGCCTTTAGCGCAGCTACGGTTTTCCGGGATTCTCCGCGCAGATTTTCAAGTTCTGCGTGTAGCCGTTTGTTTTGCTCTTTAACGATTGGCAGCACAGCTTCACCGCGCTCGATGTAAACGTCAGCATCGACAAAACGCTCAGGATCGCCGCGAAAGCGGGACGGAGGAATCCAGCCCATTTTTTCCGCAGCTTGCTGCACCTCAGCTGGCGCAACGCTTTCTACACTTGCAATGTTTTCATCAGCCATGCTCAGTCTCCTCGTGCGTAATAGCACAGAATATATCTCGGTCGTTTACCAAACGGTAGATGATTCCATCTGCCGGCCCTTTTGCCATGAAACCTGCAAACTTTGTCACCAGTACGCGGTCGCCGATAACTGCGCGCGGAGTCGGTTCATCATGCCAGGCGCTAGGCCCAACAGCAACAACTACAGCACGGTTATCCACCATGCTTAAGCGTCCTTGAACAGACTCTGGTAACACTATCTGAGCTCCTCTGCGTTCGGGTTCGTAAAGTTTAATCAGTACCGCCACTCCGCGTGGTTCCAGGCCCGATGTGTTTATCACCTCTGTCATCTAACTCTCCTATGTATTGCTCATAATCTAGGTCTTGAACAAAAGCATAGCCTTTGCAAGTACCAATATTCCCCACGTTAGTCAGAGCCATTGCGCGCTCGTCGTAATCGGTGAAGGATCCACCTTCCCAAGCATGGCGCATTTCATCGCGTTTCTTGGCAAGGATTTCCATCACTGCCAGTGTTACTGGATGTGACTTCCATTCTTCGAACTCGTGTTCAGTTATAGCTCGTGTCATTTCTTAGATCTTTCTTGGCCAGTTGCAAGTCCTTGGATTCCGATATTATGGGCTGATTGTATTTTAGCCGCAGAAAGCAGGTGCTCGATTCTGGTGTTAATGTGCTCGTTCTCTGCGCGGACGCGCGCAATCTCCGCGTTGATGATAGCGACTTGAGCGTAAGCTTGTTCGGTCTGCGCGTTGGCAGCTTCGTTTTGGGCCTTTGCCATAAGTTCTATTATCTTCGCATTGTTCATACGCTTTTCTTCTTCCAGCGTAATCGCAAATTGTTGCATCTGGGCTTGCAAGGCAAGTTGCTGCTCTTGCAGACGCCCCTGGATTTTGGTCTCCTCGATCTGGAGCTTGGGGTCTTTTGCCGGAGGCTGGCCTTGCGTGCCCGTAAAAATTAAAGGAATTCCGTCGATGCGCAAAGCCTTAAGATAGCGAACTTCTACAGCATCGCGATTGTACCCAGGAGTTGTCATGGCGGCTTGTTTAAGCGCACCGGCCATCTGCAAGCGCATAGAATCACTGGTTACGTTTGGATCTGCTACAGGAGATATTTTATCCGTGCTGCCTTGATAGTCGGCGCGCGTAGCTCCACCAGGTTGCGGAACATCAAGTGGTAAAAACATTCCGTTGAGTTTAAACAGCTTAGAAAATTCTTCCTTAGACGAACGCCAAATGCGCTTAAAAATCGCTGTGTAAATCTTCTGCCCCATTTCCACCATAGTTTGCGTGGTTTGTGCTGGAGTATTCTGGCCGGGGTTTTCGCCAACAGTTATGTCGGTAGTTCCACTGACACGCGAAGTGTAGTTAATCAGCAAACTAAGCAACTGGAATAATACATCAGAAGGCGCATTGACGGGAAGTGGAAATATAGACTTGCGCAGGTCATCCCCAGTAGAATCTACGCGTTTCCACTCAAATGGAGCAATTGTGTAGACGCCACCACGAATCTTAGCACCACGACCCAAAAAGCCCCCGCCAGTCGTCTGCATAGTCCCGGCATCAAGCAGCATATTGACTAGAGAATTAACTGCCTCGTTAAGCGGCCCAAGGAAAACGCCAAAGCCAATGTCATAGATTCCGCCATCTGGACTTGGAATAAAGGTCTTTTTAGTAAAGTATTCCATTGCATTGATGCGGATAATCTTGCCTTTATGCGGCCCACTAGCTACCCGTTCAATGTCACTTTCGCGGTCAAAGCGAGTTACAATACGAACTACGTACTTGGAAGTAGACTCAAAGGTAATGATGTAAGGTTCAGCATAACCATCTCCATCCAAGTCCATGTTGCAATGCTGCTCAAGGAACATGAGGGCAGTAGTTTCATCGGGCGGCGGGGGAATTAGTCCCTGACGATTGTCCTGATTAACCCGCTGCAGTGTAGAAATCGTCGGCGACGGAGCGTGCATATACCAAGGCTGCTCAAGCACATCGCAGAAAACGCCGCGCATAACTTTTTCGTAAACTTCGTTACGGAACATTGGAAGCTTGTGGGTCTTACGGGGAGAATCCTCGACGGACTTGCTCCAGTAATCCAGCACTAGGTCTTTTGCAAGTACAAGTTCACTGACATTATGGCCAAGCGAGGCGGAATAGTAAGATTTCTTAAAATTCGTACCGATAATGCTGAGGTTTAAGATCGCCTTGTCTTCTTGCTCTTCCCAAGTTTTATCTTGGTACAGCAATTGCCAGCTCATGTGCGTAGAAACGCGATCAGCATGGGCAGAGTGCTCCCCTTGCGGGTCATCACCAAAGACTGTGCACTTGACAATGTCAGTTCCGTTAACAATAGCAGGGTAAGCGCGGGCGTGAAACTGCATTGCGGCAATAGTTACCAACGGAAACGCTACGTTACTGCAACCGGGCCACGGAAAAGTCTTGTCTTTCTGGATCTGCAGCGCCAAGTCCATACCAGACTCATTACGCTTCATCCAGATAGACCGAGAAGACTCATCTCGCGTGTAACCTGCGTGGCACTCTTCTCCAATTCTCCGCAGATCGTTGGAGTCAAACAAGTCACAAAGGTTAGGCGAGCCTATTGCTTTGGCATTTAGAGTAATAGGCTTGTCAAGATTAAGCATTTAATATCCTGTTACTGCAGAACGGCCGTCAGCACCAGAACTTGGCCGGCTCCAAAAACCTTTTTCCATTTCCCACTCGTCTTCGGTGAAGAAATCTTCAGGTTCTACATGAGTAAGATCGTCGAAGCCGCGACTAAGCAAAGCAGCTGCATCAAATTGATCGTCAAGGGTTGCCTGGGCAGTGCCGGTAAAGCGTAAGTTTTCCTGCTCAAAGTCCGCGTACCATTCTGCGCGCTTGTTAAAGCGACACTGGCCAGCTCGCATACGACGCTGGTAAGAGCGGCCACGCGTTCCTTTGTCTTTGACGGGCAGGATAGCTTCGAAGTTTATGCGTAGATCCCGCACTTGCATTTCGCGGTAAATCATGGACTTGACAGACTTCCAGATCACGCCATCCTCAACCCAAAAAACTTCCGGATTGTACTGTCGCTGAATATCAAACATTTCTTCAATCCATTCAGTCGGATCCCAGCGGCCCTTCCGAACATCAATGAAGTGCAAGATGTTATTAACATCCTTTCCGCCGATTACAAAAGCAGTACGGTTAGCTTTGTCCGCGCGAGATACTGCAAAATCGGCAGCCACGCAGATAATCTTATCCGTTTCATAGTCATCACTTGACATATGCTTGAAATCGGCTTGTTTAAGAAATGCGTCGGAGTGATCAAGCGGGTTGTTTAAGAACTCTTGTGAGTAACCCGCAGAATCACCGTCTTCAATAAATTCTTGCCGACGCGCGCGAAGGTGCGCTTCAGTCCAACGCTCGGGCCAAAGCATTCCAGAGAAATCGTCAAAGCTTGCATGGGCAGAGTAAAATAAATGCTGCCAAGTGCGGTTTTTGCGCAGGCGGGAAAGTAAAGAGTCGTCGTGCAAAATTGTACCGTGTACGCGGATCTTGCCGGATTTACTCAAAGCTTGCTTGGCGGCGCGAAAAAACCAAATACGAAACTTGCGGCGACGATCAGCATTTTCTACCTGTTCGTCATCTTCCATGTCATCGCAGACAAGAAGGTTAGGGCGTTTACCTTTCCACAAGCGGCCGCGGATACGTTGCTCAGCGCCGCGAGCTAAGATGCGGAACTTGTGCCCGTCAGTCATTTCTACAATAACGTCAGTCGTGGCGGTACGGTGAAACTTTTTAATTCCAAACTCACGAATCAAGTCTTCGTTTTCGGACAGTTCTTCCGTGATGTTACCAAGTTGCTCAGCCGCGCCGTCTTCTGTAGAACCTACCAAGATCACGTAATCGCTGGAACGAAAAAGAACTTCCGCCAGAATATAAACCATGGAAAGCGCGCTGGACTTTGCGTGATCTCGCGGAGCAATGACCATTGCGGAAGGTGCGTCAGACGTGTACAGCTTCCACGCTTCCCGGTGAAAGAAAGGCGTAGGGCATAACTGATCATACTTTGGCGAGATAAACGTCCCGCCAAAGGATTCAATTAAGTCTGCACTAAGCTGTACCTTGCTCACGTTCCGGTAGCCTTTACAGTTAAGTATCCGTCAAGCACAAAAGTTTTGCTGGCGCTGGTTGTAATAACACAAGTAAGAATGTAGGTTACGCCAACCACCCCGCCTGTTATAGTCTGTGTTACTTGGGCGCCGCTGCTCGTCGCGCCACCGCTAATAATCGAGCTGGGGGACGCGTCCGTCCCAGAATAGACAGTTGCTGTAACGCTCGCGCTTGAGATGGTTTCACCAACGGCAAGGTACTGGGCGAAGTCAAAGACCGCGTAGAAGTTAGTGCTGGAGATTTTCGCATTAAAGATGCTCCGGTAACTCATAAAGTGAAACCTCCGGCACTTCCCAACATGGGTGTTAAAAGCGCAAGCGCAAACACTATGGCAGAAGGCCAGAAGTAATTAAAAGACACGCGCGCCGGCAAGGGTTTTTTGGGGGAAGAGGAGGCACCACTTTCTCGGGGGAGGTGGTTTCCAGGGCAAAAAAACAGCCGGCTTAACAGGGATAGCGCGCCGGCAAGGAAACAGCCTTTCTGGGGAAGGCCAAACAGCCGGGGACAAACAGCCAAACAGCCAACAGCCGGGGACAGGGTCATTTCTTGTTCCTCGCGGAAATGGCGGCAGCCTTGGCTTTAGCGTCGGCCTTGCTAGAAGCGCCCCAGGCCTGGAGAGACAGGAGCAAGCGGGTCGGCTTACCGTCCTTGCGTTCGGGGCCTGGCATGCTGCCCATGCGAGCAAGAAAGGAAGCGCGGCGCGGGTTGTCGCCGGACTTGACAGGCGCCTTGAGCGTCCCGCCAGTCTCGGCGTGGTACGATGCTCTGCCGGCGGCATTGAGCCCGCCCTTCGGGTTCTTGCCAGCCTTGGTTTGCCAGGCGGGAGATTTCATTTCTTCTTTGCCGTTTTAGCGGAGTCTTTAAAATCTTTAGCCGTCGGCGCGCCCGGAGCACCAGGCTTCTTCATGCGTTCGCCGGAGCCGGCTTTGATGCGAGCTTTCTTCGCATTGATGTTAGCGTAGAGGCCCGGTTTCATTTCTTAGCCTTCATGTGCGTTGCGGTACGCTGGCCACGCTTTGGCAACCCGGCAGTACGCATGGCCATTGCTACGGCCTGCTTTTGTGGCCGACCTGATTTCATCTCCGTGCGAATGTTCGCGGAGATTGTCTTTTTCGAGGAACCTTTGGCGAGTGGCATGGCGGCTTAACACCCACCCGCAAGGGTAAAGTGCATCCTCACTGGTACAGCGTCGGTAGGGGCGAACTGGTTCTGCTGGGCCGCCGACCGCAGGGGCACCAGGTTGCGATCCACAAACTTCCCATGTTCATCACTACCCATAGGCCAGGTAACCGTACGAAGGGTTGGAGTCTTACCGACTTTACAGACCGCCGGCTTGCCGCCGAATGTACACTTAGGACTAGACATTTATCACTTCTCCTTGACTATGCGTCACGCGGACGCGGGATTGCAGTTCAATCAACCTATTCGCAAGCTGGGCTAGGTGATCCTGGCCGGGCGGGGCCGCCGGAGCATTACCCCCTACCCCCATTGCCTTCGCCCCTAGCTCCACCGCCTTCAACACCACGTTATCCGAGACGGCCGGGGCCTCAAGCTTTTGCTTCAACCGCTCCAGCGACAACAGCGTGATTCCGCGAAACCGCTCTTCCACTGTCGCCACTAGCACCGGGTCACAAATCTCCGCGCGGCGGGCGGCCATGGCACTCTGCCAAGCATCCGAGGCCATCACGTTACTCACCCACCCCACTGAGTACCCGTACCGCGACGCCAGATGATTCTGGGTAATCCCGGGATTCGCTATGATATAATCAATCATATCCTTATGCGAGTACCCTACCTTTGCCACGTTTCCCATCGTCGGGGCAGTTTCCCTTAGCTCATTCATCGTATCTCTCCTTCGCGGGGGTCGGCGGCAATCACCACTAACATCTATCCCTCACCCCTGTTAGACCACTAACTCTCCTCGAAGTTCCGCCGGGCTGAAAAGTAAAAAAATTTTAGAAAAAAGGGAGGGGCCTCTTCGCGTGGATTATGAAAGGATATTTCGCGCGATCTTTCACAGCACCTAAACTATCCCAGATTGCATTTGTGTTTTGCGCGCGAATCTTTTTTTGCCCCCCACCCGGTCAATGGCAGGCAGATCGCTCGATGGACTGTGGCGCCAGCGCAACTGTGGCGCCGAAGCAACGGAGAGAAGGCTGTTGTTTTCATACCACTGTCCGATGGCAGGCTGGCGGGATTGTTGCAGTGCACCATTGTATACAGTGTACAATTATACAGACGGCATTGTGATGGCAGCTCTGTGGTAAAAATACAACGCAAGATATCTGAAAATAATTGGAACCAATTGCGAAACCAGCTGTCTGATACCTACCGATACACGATATCGGCATTTTACCAAACGGGGCTCTATGAAAAAAGTTATTAATACCGGCGCACAGGCAGTTACTTTTACATTTGACGGGCTGGCACCAGTCACCCTGTCGATGCACGAAGTTACCCCAGCCAATGCCACCTACGCCATGCTACATGGCTTTGCGGCCAGAATTGGCGACAATGCGGCGATTCAGAGGTCTGTAGAGAATGGCTTTAATGTTACCGAAGCCATGCGGCGCGAGGCGGTGCTAGAATTAGTGCAGCACTACACAAGTGGCAGTGTCGAGTGGAATACCAAAGTGGCCGAGCGTAAAGCACCACAGAATCCTACAATTCTGGCTATTGCAGCCAAGATGGGCTTAACGTATACGGAGGCAGAGGCCGAGATCCAGCGCCGGATGCTCGCTGAGCTGGCGTAAGTACCAGCCAAGGCCTGTTATGAGCAGGCCTTACCGGGTATTTTCCCGAATAGGAGATCAAAGTGTTTAAAGTGTATAAAGTAAGAATGCAGTCTAAGTCCGGCAGCGAGTTATTCGCTGCTGCCAGTGGTCACGCAAGTGACTGGGTGCATGAAAATGCCCCAGAACCCGAGGCGGTGCTAGAAACCCGGGATGCCGCGCTTGCGCTGGCCGCGCTCGTTGAGGCTACGGGCTACGCAAAGCCACAGGTAATAGAACTGACGTTATAAGGCGTCTCCAGAATTCCCAGCCTCCTGTAAAAAGGGGGCTGGGAAAACTCGCTTGGGTTATGGGAACATAATCCGCGCGGGTTTCTTTCTCTGTCTATTTGTCTTCTTCCGTCTATGTTTTCTATCTGTCAATGGTACATTAAAAGGACAGGGTAGGGTAAGGTTAGGGTATATTGTATACAATATTTTTTTTATGTCTCATATATACCACTGTTGCTTTTAAACCACGAAGCCCTTTATAACCCCATGTGACAGATAGACAGCATAGGAGGAAGAAGATAGATAGGTGATGGATAGATGAATGATAGACGGTGGATTACTGTGGAACTTTATCACCAGTCCACGGTCTAATGGAGGTGAGGTGGACTGGCTGCCTTGCTTGATTGACTGGATAAAGGAGTAGAGATGAAAAGAGTTATGACGCAGTTTACTGCTGGGGAGGTTAGGCGGATGCGAGCGGAGGTGAATGAATGGGGAGAACCCAAGTGGACTGGGGTGGAGATCGCAGTCGCGCTAGGCGTGAGTGAGTCGACTATCTGGCGCGTGCTTAATAAGCAAGCGGCTTATGAGAAGATGGGCCGCGTGGAACCGGGAGGGTTGACGATGGAGGCGGCAGCAGCTGCAGCGGCGAATTCTCCGGGAGCGGGACTGGAGAAGAAAGTTGCGGCAAGCTTGGCGCGGTTGCAAGGGATGCTCGGAGGAGCAGGGGAGCGCGCTTCGCCGCCGAAGCAGTCCTTCATGTCTCCCGAGGCGCAGGCGCGGTATGAACTTATGAGGAGTCCACTTGATGAGTAAGCTTAACGGAACGGATAGCGAGCATGAAGGGCTGGAAGATCTGCCCAAGGCGCTTCGTGGCCCAGCGAAGACGCATGGGAGGCGGATGGTTGCGCTGGTTTATGGAGCGGGGATGTGCTCGGAGGCCACGGCGACGCTGGCGCGGAAAGCGCAGGCGAGGCAGGACGGAGAAGCCATGGATGCGCTGCGGGTGCTTAGTCAGACATTCAACCAGATCAGCACCGCGTACTGTAAGGAGCAAGGCTGGACGGAGGCGGAGCTGGCAATGTGTGATAGGGATATTATGGTCAGCTTCGCCGGGGAGGTTCTGCAGGGACAGTCCGGGCGGATAATCCTGTCCCAATAACTGTGGAACTTCGACGGACAGTTCCTGTCTAATGTGTATCGGCGAATGATCTGCCGCCGACTTTGCAGATCAACTTAAAAAGGCTCATCATGGACTTTATCAATATCGGAAGTACTCCGACAGAGGAAGACTGCTTCGGCGTGGGAAACCCTCTCGCGCAACAGGAGTGCAAACTCTTCATGGCGCAGCTCGAGCGGGAGTTCCCGGCGGGTTTCTTCGCAGTCAAAGGATTCCCGCATGACTTCGGGTACTACTACGAAGTCGTAGCGTACCTCTCCGAAAACGAAGCTGATGAGGATCAGAACCAGGCAGCTTACGACGCGGAAGACCACGCAAACCCGCTCTGGGACGAGATCTCCGCTCCCCTCGTCGCAGCTCTGCGCAGCAAGGCCGCTTGATGGAAGACTACCATCTCCCGATCTGCATGAGCTGCTATGCAGTAAGAGTCGAGCCGCCGAGAGCAAAGGGACTTCGGCCTACCTGCATGGCTTGCGGAGAGAAGGCAGCTCGTAAAGTCCAGCATACGATTGCTCCGATCAACAAGAGCAATTATATGCTGATCAGCAACCTTGAGGAGCTCAAGCAACTCAACCCGAAAAGGACAGCGTGATGAGTCTTTCCCCCAAGCAAGAGCAAACCTGGGCTAGGAAAGTCCTGGCTGCGTACTCTTCCCACATCGCAGCGTACCGGAAACTCTGGTCAGGAATCCCTCCCGACCGGACAGCTCACCTTAACGCCTGGGCAGCAGCGCGCAAGGAATTCCCGCGTGAGCAGGAACGTGGTTAGTGGTGAAAATACAACAAATTTCTTCGGAACTAATCCCGGAAGTCCGTGTCTAACATATGTTGGCGCATAATGCACCAGCGATTACAGAAAGGCTCAATATGAAGATGGCTATGAAAAACAAGCTCGAGGCGATAGTGACAGTGCTCGAGCTGCAGATGGAACAGCTAGATACCCTGGTCGATGCCCAGCAAGAGTTTATTGACGACTGCCCAGACTCGCGGAGTGAGGAAAAGCAAGAGGAAGCAGACGCACTTCTCGAGTCTTTGACTGAAGCAAGGGACGTCTGCGAAGCCGCCCGAGACGCAACGCAAGCTTGCCTGGACGACTAGCCCCTACCGCAGAGGGGAGCGCGTCTCCCTTCTCCAGTAGGGGTTCCCTGCTACCGGAATCCGCAGTCGCCGGCTCAAAGGACTGTTGCAATCGGAGAGAGAAAATGGCTACAGAAAGCAAGACAGAGTACAGTGAAATCACCATGACTGATGGGCGTAAGGTTAACTTCGCCGGCAAACGCAAGGTGAACAAAGAAACCTTGGTCGATGACAGCGGCATCGTTATCGAAGACGGTGTTATGCAGATCACTGCGGGCGCTGTCAGCATTCGCATGGACTTCCGCAACGGAGAAACCCGGACAATCCCGCTGCCCCTGGCACTCCTCGCTCGCTTTGCCGGACACGGCGCAGAGCAAAAGTTCGGCGATGAACTCGCTACCTCGGCTGACAAGCCCCTCAGCGAAGACGACATGGTACTTGCCATCGACGACCTGAACTCCCTGATCCAGTCCGGCAAGTGGGGTGCTGGTCGCGCTGCCGCCGGCGGCGGTGTCTCAGGCGCTTCGGTAGTAGTCCAGGCAATCTGCGAGGCCACCGGCAAAGACGTTGCGACGGTCAAAGCCTACCTGCGGAAGAAACTCGATGCAGACTCGGCACTCACCCGCCGTGCCTTGTACGATTCCTTCCGCGTGGCTGGCACCAAGACTGGCGTTATCATCAAGCGCATGGAAGATGCCAAGCTCGCCAAGGTTGCCAAGGTTGACGCAGACGCTGAGCTGGCAATGTTCTAACCCCAGCTGGTCTAGCAAACCCTTGTGGGCCTTCAGTGGCCCATAGGCACTAGGAAGGGTGGTCGCATCCTCCGACTCAGCATGATGACTTGAGCCTCGCTTGCTGGGGGCATCGGGAGGCGGGACTATAAAGCTCGCCTCCCCGGTGTTTTTTCAAAGGCTCTCTCCAAGGCTCAACCTATGACAATTCAAGAATTCCACCAGCTCTGCTCTCGGCATGACTGGCACTACCAGTTCAGCGATGACCATTCTGTCTGGAAGCGAAGCCAGGGAATCGCGGAGATCCTCAACAAAGCTGCCATCGCCGATCCCGCTTGCGCGCTGCTGCTCAAGTCCTGGCGGCTCTTCCGCAACGGCGAAGGCCCGCGTCCCGAGCTGGAAAAAGAACCCGCATAACTGTGGAACTAATAGTAAAAGTTCATGTCTAATTAATGCGGATTATGATTGTATAATCCGCGCAAACTGAGGCTCACTCATGGAAACTTCCCTAGACGATCTATTCAGCGAAGCTATCGCTACGATTCGCTCCGCCACGCCAGCAGCAGTAACTTCGCCTGTCTGGTATCGCTCCCGTGGCATCGCTCTTATCCACGCAGACACTGGCGTGCTCCTCGGCAACTTCACCGAGTATCTCCACCGCGGACAGCCGGGTTCTCGCCGGCTCGTCCGAGAAGACCCTCCCATGCCAGTCGAAGCCACCGAGACCCTCTGCGGCAGCTGGTGGACTGGCAGCGATGAGCCGCCGACACCCAAGCGAGCCTGGCACGAGTCTCGCCTCGCCACGCTTGCTCTCGAGTTCCGCACTCTCGGCGTATCCTCCCCGTCTGCTGCCGTCTACGCAGTCTTCGGCGAGGGCTGCCTGACTCGGGTAGAACTTGCCGCCGACACGCTCCTTGCACGTCCCGGCAGCTCCCTTAGTGAGCTAGTAATCTTCCCTGCCGGGACAGATATAATCCGGGATCTTTCTCGCGCAACCATCACGCTCCTTCTCACCCAGCTAGGTCAACCACTATGATTCGCATATTTATGAGAGCTCGATCTTCCCTTGATTGGGATGATCCCTGGACTTCCGTTACAGTGGATGGAGAGGATGAAGATACAGTAATCCAGTCCATCTTGACCAATGCCCAGGCGAGCTTCGAACTCGCCGCTGCAGATGAAGATGGTGGGCTGCTCCTAGGAGTCTACGATGACTAAGACTAAGTCCATTATTCCTTCCCAGCAGCTTAACGTGGCACTCCCCTTGCCTCTCTACGTCCAGCTCACTTCGCATCTCTACTCCGAGCTGGAAGGCCGCGTGCCTCACGGCGGGTACTCTCGCTTCCTGATCGACCTGCTTCGCGGGTACTTCACCGCCGAGCAATTCGATCTCGCTCCTTTCACCAACACCCAGCCGGGCGCGTTCACAGTCGCCGGCTCTCCCGAGGCAGTCAAGGCACTACGCACCTTGCTGAGCGCGCATGAGTAATCCTATCCCGCTGGAACTTCAGTCCAAGATCGCATCCTGGCGCCTTCGTGCCGCCGAGGGCACACTCACTCTTGAGGAGATGAAAGAGGGCGTGATCTTCCTGCGCGCGGGTCGCCTCGGCGCTGCCTCCGCTGCTGCGGCTGCCAAGCGCGTACCCGGCAAGCGCTCTGCTGCGCCAAGCCAAGACGCCATGCTCGACGAGCTGGATGATCTGTAACCGAATCTGTTGTGGGTGCAGTTTCACCCTCGAGTCTAGGAGAGCTAAATGAAGATGACCATCAAGGGCTATATTGTAGCCTATTTCAGCCGTTACGCCAAGCCAGGCGACCCGCCGCAGTACAGTTTCCAAGCCTGGGAACCGGATTCAAAGGACTATGTTCTCATAACTCCCCATGAGCATGAGGTTGAGTTCGAGGTGCCTGATAACTTCGTCCCAGCTCGCGTAGCTGTCATGGAGAAAGCTATCATCAAGATCCACCTGGAAGCGGAAGAAGAAGTCGTGGAGATCAAAGAGGCAATCCAGAAGCTTCTCTGCCTGGAGAGCTCCGTATGACCCGCCAGCGCCCCCCTTTTCCGGCAGTCCTTGACTCCACCACTATGGCAGCTTTCAAGTCCTGTCCCCAGAAAGCTTACCTCGAGTTCATGCAGCACTGGAAGCTCCGTGACCAGTCTGTCCATCTCCACGCCGGAGCTGCCTACGCAACCGGGATAGAGAAGGCTCGGGTAGCTTACTACATCGACGGAAGGTCGCCGGAAGACTCCCTTGCCCTGGGTCTCAAGGCCTTGCTGACTGCCTACGGAGACTTCGAGTGCCCTCCCGATTCCGCAAAGTCCGCCGAGCGTACTGCCGGGGCGCTGGAGTACTACTTCTCCCAGTACCGCCTCGGAGAAGACAAGGCGATCCCGATGACCCTGCCTGGCGGTAAGCGCGGGATAGAGTTCTCCTTCCTCGAGCCACTTGACCTGGCTCACCCAGTAACCGGCGATCCAATGCTGTACTCAGGCCGCATGGACATGATGTGCGAATATGAAGGAATGCACCTTGGAGAAGACGATAAAACCACTTCCCAGCTCGGGGCTAGTTGGCCTCGTCAATGGGACTTACGATCTCAATTCACTGGGTATGTCTGGGGTGCTAGTAAAGCAGGAATCAAACTGGACGGTTTTCTTGTCCGAGGAGTCAGCATCCTTAAAACCAAGTACGACACTCTCCAAGCAATCACCTACCGTCCCCAGTGGCTTATCGACCGCTGGTACGAGCAGCTCATCCGAGACGCCAAGCGAATGATCCAGGCATGGGAGTCCGGGTACTGGGACTGGAACCTCGATCACGCTTGCGCGGAGTACGGCGGCTGTCCATTCAAGTCTGTCTGCCAGATGCGCGACCCCACTCCGCTGCTTGAGCAACAGTTCCAGCGCCGACGCTGGGATCCAGTCGCTCGGACTGAAACGGTACAGGTAGACTAGTGCCTGCTGGGTACATCATTGCAGAGGAGACCTACCTCGGCACGTTTCGCTATGCTTCGCAAGCAGCGGACAGCTGGGGTTGGCCTTCTCGCGCGTACTTCTGCGCCACCTGCGGGGAGATCTGGGCACGAACAATCCTCCAAGACGCCAAGGGCAACCCGCATAACTTCCGGGTCGCCGAGGTTTCCTGCCGCAAGCATCGCGATCCCTGGAATGTCCCAGGTTCTCTGCTCACCGGCGAACTCATCTACAATCTCGACGAGCTGTCTTACGACTGCATCAAGCGCGAGTTGGACGTACATTTAGCTTACTTCGAAAGTCTCTTATGACCACTATCACACCAGCATCCCTGGTTACTAAAGACAAGCAGGTACTTGTCGGCCCGAAAATCTGCCTCATGGGGTTAGGCGGGACAGGCAAGACCTACGCCATCGGTACGCTCTGCGACTGGGCAGACAAGAACGGATTCGAGGTCGCCGTGCTGTTCACCGAGAACGGACTAGAGACCCTTCTTGGCTACTTCCGCGACAAAGGCAAAGAACCTCCGGCGTGTATCTTCTGGCACCAGCAAGGGACGCGGCCCATCTCCCTCAAGTCCCTCATGGCTACCGCCGACAACGTAGGCAAGCTGTCCTACGAAGCCCTGGCCAAGTCAGTCGATGGCAACCGAGGCGGAGACAATAATGCGTTCTGGAAAATCCTTCAGTCCTGCAGCAACTTCAAAGATGACCGAACGGGCAAAGAGCTCGGCCCTATCGACGCGTTCTCCTCTCGCAGGATCTTCGTCATGGACTCCCTTACCGAAACCAGTAATGCCGCTATGAAGATGCAAATCGGCTCTCGCCCGATGGCCAGCCCCGGCGACTACGGCGTAGCCCAGAACAACCTGATGAACTTCCTCCGCCTCTGCACCCAGGGAATGGAGTGTCCGTTCGTCATGACTGCTCACGTAGACCGCGAGACGGACTCAATCACCCAGTCCACCAAGGTCATGATCAAGGCTATCGGCAAGGCCCTGGCGACCGAAATCCCCACGCTGTTCAGCGATATCATCTACACCACGCGCGACGGTGCGCAGTTCTGGTGGGACACTGCCGCTTACGGCGTAGACACCAAGACGCGCTCCCTCGGCTACCGCAGCAAGATCACCCCCGACTTCGCTCAGGTGATGGACGTCTGGGCCAAGCGCTCTGGAGGTGTATGATGACCAAGCGTTCCTTCACCACCCTCACCCTGGCGGTTAAAGTCACCCAACCTCCCGGCCTGTCGCAAAAGGAAGTCGTAGCCTGGATTCTCGGCGCGATGAAGCAGCCTGGCCCTCTCTCCTCCTTCGCCAATGGTACGCAAGTCAAGATCATCGGCAAGGAAACAATGTATCTCTAGTCAGATGCGAGAAGGGGACTGCGCTAAGTGTCCCCAGTTAACCATACAGGAGTTACTCATATGAGTACAAGTCAGTTTGATCCCAGCGTGTTCCTCGACGCGCAAGTTACCGAAGTCAACGAGAAGCGCCCCCCGCTTCCTACGGAGAATCCCGAGCACGCTAACGGCCTGTACCTCGCAGTCATCGGCGAGATCACCACCGGCTCTGGCACAATCAGCAAGGGCGATAATGCTGGCAAACCTTGGGTCTCCATGATTATCCCGCTGCGTGTGCAGGTTCCCCCGTCCGTCCAGGGTCTCGGTATTCCGCCAGAGATCACCCTCAGCGACCGGGCGTTTCTCGACCTGACCGCCCAGGGCGCACTGGACAATTCCAAGGGCAAGAATCGCCGGCAGAAAGACTACCGGGAAGCCACCGGAACCAACATTGCAGGTGTGCCGTGGGCCTGGCGCCAGCTGCAAGGCAAGACCATCATGGTCAAGGTGCAGCATGAACTCTACAACGAGACTATCCAGGAGCGCGTCGGCGCCATCTTGCCGAGCTGATTTCCCCGGCTAGGGCGGCGAGTGCTTCGGTGCTCGTCCCCTTTTTCTTCTTTCTTAGGACTTTCATGAAACTCATCCACGTAGACGCAATCAAGATCGCAGCAGATCGCCAACGCAAAGTGTTCGAGGAAGGCAAGCTACGCGAGTTCTCCGAGGTGCTGCAGACCCAAGGGCTTCTCCACCCTATCATCTTGCGCATAGTCGGCGACGATTACTACCTAGTCGCCGGCGAGCGTCGCCTTCGAGCAGTCAAGGACGTATACGCTCTCGGCGGAGAAATCATGCACGACGGCGAGCGCGTCCGTGCTAACAGCATTCCTTACACGCTCCTCAGCGACCTTGACCCACTGGCGGCAGAGGAAGCTGAACTTTCCGAGAACATCCATCGTGAAAACCTTACATGGCAAGAGCGCGCAGCCGCCCATGCTCGCCTCAACACACTTCGTACCGCTCAGGCAGTCCAGCGGGGAGCATCGCCGCCTACTACAGCTGACATCTCGCTTGAGGTTCGCGGGAGCTCCGAAGGTATCCATCAAGAAAACACTCGCCGGGAACTTATCGTTGCAGGTCACCTGGACAATCCCGCCATCAAAGCAGCGAAAACCGTCGATGAAGCTTTTAAGATCCTCCGCAAGGAAGAGACCGCTATAAAGCACCGGGAGCTCGGGGCGTCAGTCGGTAAGACCTTCACCGCCGATATGCACCAGGCAGTCCACGCTGACTCAATCAACTGGATGGATGACTGCCCTGCTGACAGTTTCGACTGCATCATCACCGATCCTCCCTACGGCATGAGCGCAGATGAGTTCGGAGACTCAGGTGGTCTAGCCGCCGGCGCTCACGGCTACGAGGACAGCTACGAAACCTTCATGCGTTGCGCTACCGCCCTGGCATTCAAGGGCTACCGCATCGCCAAGCCCCAGGCGCATCTCTACTGCTTTTGCGACTTCGACAAGTTCGCTCAGCTCAAGTCCCTGATGGTCGAGGCCGGCTGGAACGTCTTCCGCACTCCGCTTATCTGGTACAAGAAGTCCGGTATGCGCGCACCCTGGCCGGAGCAAGGCCCGCAGCGTAAGTACGAAATACTCCTCTACGCTGTCAAGGGCAAGCGACCTATTCTCAAGATGCTCGGAGACGTCCTCGACTACCCGCCCGACAGCAACCTCGGCCACGCCGCGCAGAAGCCTGTGGCGCTCTTCGAAGACCTCCTTCGCCGATCTATCCTCCCGGGCCAAGCTGTCCTTGACCCCTTTTGTGGCAGCGGGCCTGTCTTCCCCGCTGCCCACGCAATGAAAGCTCGGGCAACTGGCATCGAGATGGATCAGTCCAGCTACGGCATCGCCTGCCAGCGGATCGCGGATCTTCGCGCTCAGCAAGAACTTGATTTGTCGATTGGACTCTGATGCGAGTAAAAGGCGAAGGCCCTATCCCTACCCGCGTGATGATAGTCGGGGAGTTCCCTGCCGAGCGTGACCGCCAGCCCTTCGACGGAGCCTCCGGCATGGAGCTTAACCGGATGCTCCACGAAGTCGGCGTGATGCGCTCAGAGTGCTACGCTACCTACGTCTGCAAGGAGCGTCCCCCGCTGGGCCAGCTGTCCACCTGGATTGCCCTGAAGAAGAAAGACATATCCGCCCATCACTCGCTGCTCAAGGACAAGTACTGCACCTACCACATCCACGAGGGCTATGCAGAACTCCTCACAGAAATCAAGATGGTTCAGCCGAACATCATCCTAGCCATGGGCAACCTAGCACTCTGGGCCCTCACCGGCCACTGGGGTGTGCTCAAGTGGCGCGGGTCACTCCTAGCTACCTCCGACGGCATCAAGGTCATCCCAACCCTCACCCCCGGCGCAGTCATTCGCGAGTGGAACCAGCGAGCGGTAGTCCTCTCCGACCTCCGCCGCCTCAAGCGTCACATGACTTCCCGCGTCTACGATAACAAGCCAACCTGGAACTTCCTAGTCCGCCCGACGTTCCCGCAAGCACTTACTTGCCTCCAGGCCTTGCACTCTGACGCAACTGCGTTCGCCGAAACGGTCTGGATTGACTTCGATATCGAGACGCGCGGAGGGCATATAGACTGCATCGGCCTCAGCTGGTCACGCCAAGACGCTCTATGCATCCCCCTGATGGCGCGCGGCAAGCCCGAAGGCTACTGGTCTGCCGATGAGGAGTCTCAGATTGTCTTTGCAATCTACCGCTTACTCACGCATAAGAACGTCAAGGTACGCTGGCAGAACGGCCTCTACGACGCGCAGTATGTCTACCGCCATTGGCACTTTATCCCGAACGGCGGCCAGGACACAATGATAACTCAGCACAGCGTTTTCTGCGCGCTGCCCAAGGGCCTAGCCTTCATCGCCTCGATGTACGCAGACTGGTACGTCTACTGGAAAGACGAAGGGAAGATTGCCTCTGACGTCCCGGAGGAACAACGCTGGACTTACAACCTCCAAGACTGCGTATACACCCGCGAGTCCGGTGAAGTCCTCCAGCAAGTCGCTGAGTCCATGCACCTTGCCGAGGTTGACGTACACCAGCAGAAGCTTTTCTACCCTGTCCTGCGCGCAATGCTCCGCGGTGTCCGCATCCGTCACGAGGTCAAGAACCAAATGGCCCTTGATATCCAGGAAGAGCTCTCCCACCGCGAAGCCTTTCTCCACAACGTCCTCGGCCACTCAATCAACCCTGCCTCACCGAAGCAGATGCAGACTCTCTTCTACGACGATCTCAAGCAGCCCGTCATCTACAAGCGCGTCATCCTCGCCGGCAAGACCACGATGAACCCGACCTGCGATGACGAAGCCCTCAGCAAGATCGCTGCCAAGGAGCCCCTAGTCAAACCTCTCTGCAACGCCATCGCAGACATTCGTACCCTCAACAAGTTCCTCGGCGACTTCGTCATGATGCCTCTAGACGATGATGGCAGGATGCGTTGTTCCTTCAACATAGCAGGAGATGCCGGTGGAAAATCTGCGCCGTATTCTTATCGACTTTCTTCGTCCAAGAACCCCTTCGGATCTGGCGGAAATCTCCAGACAATCCCTTCTGAGAAGAGTAAATCGTCCGGCAAGGCCGCAGCTCGAGGCTCTATGGACTTCACTCTCCCGAACATTCGCAGTATGTATGGCCCAGATCCAGGCTTCACTTTCTTCGATATGGATCTGGATAGGGCGGATCTTCAAGTAGTTGTGCGCGAAGCCGCCGAACCGGACTGGATAGCCGCCATGCTCCAGGGTGTCGATATGCACTTGCTCAACGCGTACATCCTAGCCAAGAAATCCCCGCCCCCCCTTGACGAGCTGGTAGAGTCCCACCCGAACTACCGCGACCATCGCGCTCCGCTCAAGCACGCTAGGGAATTCGCCAAGGTGTTCTGCCACGCTACCAACTACGGCGGGGGTGCGAAGACTGTCGCAGGTCACACTGGCCGCACGATCCATGAGATTGATGTTGCGCAGAAGTACTGGTTCTCCGCTCATCCCGGCATCCGGGAGTGGCACACCCGCACCTTCGACCAGATCAACCGCCATCGCTTTGTTGAGAATCGCTGGGGCTACCGCTGGTACATCTTCGACAGGCTTGAAGCACTCCTCCCCGAAGCCCTTGCCTGGATTCCACAGTCCACCGTTGGTATCCTGATCAATCGGATCTGGACTTCCTTTTCCGAAAACATCCCGGAAGTCCAAGTGCTCCTCCAAGTCCACGACTCCCTTGCCGGCCAGTTTCCTACACACCGCTCCGCCACGATCCTGCCCCTCATGGAGAAGCATTCCCGCATCGAGATCCCCTACGATCCACCCCTGATCATCCCCACAGGCGTCAAGACTTCCTCTGTCTCCTGGGGAGATTGTGTATGACTCGCAACTACCCTGACTGGATTCCTCAGTACCTCCAGTACGCATCCGTCACCGAGGCGCCGAAGCGTATGCACTTCTGGAGCGCTGTCGGCACAGTCGCCGGTTGCCTTCGTCGCCGGGTCTGGATTGACATGAAGCGTTTCTGCTGGTACCCTTCGTTCTACATCATCTTCGTAGGGCCGCCCGGCATCATCGCCAAGTCTACCACCATCGACATATCGACTGACCTGCTTCGCCAAGTCCCCGGTATAAAGTTCGGCCCAAACGCCATCACCTGGCAGGCTCTCGTCACCGCCTTCGCGTCCGCCTCCGAGTCCTTCGAGTACAATGCCGAGTGGCATCCTATGTCTCCGCTCACCCTAGTCGCCTCGGAACTCGGTTCGCTCCTCAACCTGCAAGACAAGGAGATGATAAACCTGCTTATTGAGCTCTGGGACGGCAAGAAAACTTACGAAAAGATCACCAAAATGTCAGGGAATGATATCATCGAAGCACCTTGGATCAACCTGCAAGCTGGCACTACCCCGCACTGGATTGCTGACAATATGCCCCAGGCTATGATCGGCGGCGGACTGTCCTCCCGCTGCATCTTTGTCTACGGAGACACCAAGGAACGCTACGTTGCCTACGTCGACGAGCAAGTCGGTGCTGGCGACACCGAGATGCGGACTAACCTTATCGAAGACCTCGAGCGCATAGCCATGCTCACCGGCCCTTACACCATATCCTCCGGCGCTCGCGAGTGGGGCCGCGCTTGGTACGAGAGGTTCTGGAAGGACGCCGCCTCCCGCATGGATGACCAGATGCTGGAAGGCTACGCCGCCCGCAAGCAAACCCATATGCACAAGGTCGCAATGGTGCTCTCCGCCTCCCGCTCTAGCTCCCTGATCCTGACCTCCGAAGACCTCCAACTCGCCAACGAAATGCTGGAAGACCTGGAGAAAGATATGCACCGAGTTTTCTCTCGCATCGGTCGCACCGAAGACTCTATGCAAGCCGAGCGCTTCATCGACTTCGTCCGTCGCAAAGGCTCCGTCCCCTACCACGATGCTTACAAGATGATCCATATCTACTTCCCCGACTTCCGCGACTTCGAAGGCATCCTCTCCGGTGCGATCAACTCCGGACAGCTCCGCATCATCAACACTGCAGCAGGTATCATGCTACAGGCAACCTTTCCCTAACTTGGATTTACTATGCGCGAATTACGATTTCATAAACCGCGTGGATTATACCACAGTTTCATCAACACCCTCCTTGCAATCGTTATTGCAGGAGTACTAAGCACTAGCTACCTGTTAGACTGGCCGGGAGAAGTCCGTGCTGCTCAAGCCGCGGCTGCTCAAGCTCAAGCACACCGTCGCTTTGCGGAGAAGTGGGTACAGTTAGAAGCCAACGCACAGGCTATGTGCGGAGAAGGCA